AATACTTGTTATAGTACAAATACATCATATTCTTGTACCTTTACGAACAATACAAATACTAGTTACCAAAGTACGTTTACAAATAATACTGGTGCACACACTAACAATACGAATACTACAAGGTCTACGAATACATCATACGCTACGAACACTACTAGAAGTACGAATACCTCATATGCTTGTCAGTTTGCAAACAATACTGGAGCGCATACTAATAATACGAATACTTCGTATACTACAAGTTTTACTAATAACACAGGTGCTCACACAAATAACACGAATACAAGTTACCAGTCTACGTTTACAAATAATACTGGTGCCCATACGAATAGTACAAATACTAGTTACCAAAGTACGTTCACAAATAATACTGGTGCACATACGAATAACACAAATACTTCGTATAACACCGCGTTTACAAACTCGACTACTGGGGTAAATAACACCGCGTACAATACTAACACAAGTAAAATAACTAATGTAGATTCAATATCTACTAGTTATAATACGTCGACTAGTAAGCTAACTAATGTAGATTCAATATCTACTAGTTACAATACTAACACAAGTAAAGTAACACACGTAAATTCAATATCTACTAGTTATAATACTAGTACTTCTAGAGTGACTAATATTGTAGTAACTACTACATGGAACACTAATACTGCTAGAACTACAACTTATCCTACGACTTTTGCTACTTCTAGGTCAAGTTCTAGAGCAACTTCAACTAGTAGGTCTACAACAACTACGTATAATACAACTACGACTACTGCAAGTTCGAGAGCTACCTCAACAAGTAAATCTACAACTAGTACGTTTAACACTACTACGTCGACTGCAAGTTCAAGAGCAACTTCAACAAGTTTATCTACTTCTACGACGTATAACACAACTACTACTACAGCAAGTTCAAGATCTACTTCAACAAGTAAGTCTACCGTATGTACATATAACACTACTAAGTCTACTGCAAGTTCAAGAGCAACTCTGACATCTATGTCAACAGCTACAGTATACGCCACAACATTAGGAACACTCACTAGTAGGGCTACAGACACTACTAGATCAACTACTTGTACCTTTAATACTACGACTAGTACATCTAGTTCTAGAGCGACATCGACAAGTAAAACAACTACTTGCACATACGAGACTACTAAGTCTACTGCAAGTTCAAGAGCAACTGGTACTACAAGGGACACAACTTCTACCTTCAATACTACTACCTCAACAGCTAGTTCTAGAGCGACTTCAACAAGTAAAGCAACTACTTGTACTTTCGATACTACAACTAGCACAGCAAGTTCAAGAGCTACTTCAACAAGTAAGTCTACAACTTGTAACTTTGATACTACTAGAGCCACTTCAACAACGTTTGAAACTTCTAGTACTACAGGGTCAGTATTCTCCACCACTAGAGATACTACTAGTACGTTCGGTACTACTAGGGTGACAGATACAACAATAACCACAGAACATTTGACAACTATTGCAACTGCAACAGCTACAAATATCTTTGAAAGAATAACAGCCGCTCAAGCTGGGACTATATTCGATACTGAAGTATCAAGCGCTTCGGATATTGGCTCCTCGTATTGGGACGGATCATCATGGAGCTAAAATATGGCACAACAAGCTAAGCCACAACCAAAGAAGAACGAAGAACATTGGACTAAGAATTATCGTAAAGATGAGATTACGCCCGAATATGTTAATAATAAAATGGAGAGCTTAATGTCTGCTCTCTTTGATACGATAGGGGAGAACGAGGAAAGAATTAAAGATCTCGAAGCTCAAGTTTGGAAACTATCACAAGCACTAAAGGTAAACTAATGGCTTTAGATGCTTTATCACAGAACGAAGAATTAGGTGATATTCCAACTCACTTTATGAAATCTGGAAGTTGTATGCCGCCTAAAGCTAGGCTGGCCACAATGCTAGAGTTTCAAAGAAGGGTACTACCAAAGACTCATAGAAACGTAAAGTTTGAGTTTGATCTTTGGTATAATACAAATGAATTAAGAACTATTAGAAACTTCTTATATACTGATTTTCTAGGAGATGGAATCTTTATTCGTGTTAACACTATAAAGATAAACGATAGAATAATGCATAGTATTGCTGATTCGGATCAAAAGATTGACGAAGAAAGAATACAGAAAATTATTGATAATCTAGGAAACAAGTATTCATTACAAGCAAACCACGAGACCTATGACAAAGTAGTGTTTCCACCAGGCAGTAACTTAATACAGGGTGGAAAGAATGTAATGGATTGGAAGAAACTTGATCAAAAGGTTAAAGAAGGTTTTATAGTCAAGCCACACCCTATTACGGCACACGTATGGGTTGCTAAATATAAGCAACGCTACGGCGCTGACAAGGTACTAAATAAAAAGTATGGTGGGTCAGAGATACTTGCAAAGTGTACTGACTTAGCATTTTGCCCGAACAGTCAGATGGGCATAGAAGGGCTGCTTTTAGGTAAAAATATTCATTCAATAGCAACTCCTAGAGTAGCTAGAGAAAAGAATCATCTAACTTACGAGGCAATTTATCAAGGAATCGCGGGAAAAGCCTGTGGTTCTAGAACTGCACTTTTAAAGATACTTTCTAGTAAAAGATCTGGCATAGTGTTTCATCATGACGATGATGCAGAGGAACGTGTCGAGAGATATCTCGAACAATTTTGGGAATATACATTAAAATGATAGATATAGTAATCCTTACAGAGGAAATAAATACTGAGTTTACTCTTGCTTCTTTACTGAAGAATGACGAAAACTTCCGAATTCACCTATTTAATAGGAGGGGTCTACTTATCGAAAATATGGAGCCAACTATTAAGTGGGCAATGGCAAACTTTAGAGAAGTTCATAGCTATCAGACTCCCTATTCTTTCAAGGGCAAAAACTCAGATAGAATGGCTAGAGTCTTATCCCAATTCAGAGAACATTGGAAAGACAAACAACCACCAGGTGGCCCGATAGAAAGGGTTATAGTACATACAAAAGGTTGTAGGATATTTAATGGAGATATTGGAAAGAATATTCCGACTGTCTCGCAGATGGGAGATAGAGTAGTCTATTTCTCTAGAAAACACCAGTACTTTGATCACAAATTCTATGGTAATTATTACAAGATACTAGGGCTAGAGGCAAAGAAGGAAGATCATGAAGTAGACTTTATGTTAGTAAATTGGAAAAGATTTAAAACGATAAACCCTCATCAGCTGTTCCTAAAGGATGGAAAAGCAAGCCCTTATCAGATACCAGCCTCAGGCGAGTTTGTTAGCGATAGAGACGCATATATTCTCTCAGCTAATAACGATGAAATGTTTAAATATCTAAAAGAAAGTAACCATGGGTACATGCCTATGTACTTTGATATGAATGTTGATGAACTAATTAAGAAAGAGTCTATTGGACCTAAAGACACTATAAATCATAATATTATGATGCGAAAAGCATTTTCGTTGAGTATGGATACTGCAGAACTATTTCTAGGGTATCACGAACTACCGACACTATTTTATATGGCCGTGCCCTGGGATATGTGGAGTAACCTTATTGATGAAATTCCACTTAATCTTAGAAGAGAAGGGGTCAACGAGCGAATCTTACAGAAAGCTGACAAACAGAAAAAATATTTACGAAAAATAGTGGAAGCAGGGTACTTACTAGGTAAAATATAGTGATAAAAGGTATTTCTTTAGTATATAGGTTATTCCGTTACAGTCCTGATGGCGAAGACAACGCTAACATGATAGCACGGGTTGTAACTTACTTTAATGGAAAGTCTAAATTCAACCAAATGTGCAAATGGGCAGAGACACCTGTAGGTAAAAGATACCTTGCAGGAGAACGCATCATTGATAACATAGAAGATTTTAGAGAACGTGATAATGATACTCTTGGAAGAAAGTACTTAGAGTTTATGGATAAATTTTACTTTGGTAAGTTAGCTGACTTAATAGTTCTACCAGACAGAGTTAAAGCCGACCTTCTAGAAGAAAAGTACGCCTTATTTATAATGGACACTCATGACTTCCTTCATGTTATTCTAGGATACCCACCAACTCCCTTTGGCGAGTTAATGCGTATAAAAGTTTTTAAGAAATATGAGGGCAGAGGTTGGGCTGTTGTAGACTTCGTGGGGAGACTTTGGGCGATGAGTAAAGGATTAAAAGAAGCACGAAGGTATCATGAACTAGCACAGGAAGCCAGGTGGATGAGAAAATTTAGTATAAACTATGTATATGAAGATTGGTTTGAAATGTTAGGTTGGCATATCAATAAAGTCCGCAAAAATCTCAGCACCAAATCAACAACTCTCTATAACTATAACGACCTTTAATCTTCTAGTATCTCATACTCAAGGTCAGAAAGAATTTCCCACTTTATAATCCCATTGCGGGCCATTTCTAAAGCGTACTCTTTTTCTGCGGGGACGTTGTGAGGAATCTCATCAACTGTATTTCTAGGCAAATGCCAACTATTTGGGTAAGCAGCTCCAACTTTAAAAGGGGCATGCTTAGCAAAGAAGTCAAATCCAACAAGAGTGAGACTCTTCCAAACCCATGCTTTCTTTATTAACCATAGTAAAGTTATGAATCCATTAGAAGGTCGTCCTAACAATGCATTGTTTACATATCCAAACTCATCATAAATAGCAAGTAACTCTTCATCAGTAAACATTGTGTGGAACTCTCCAATCAATGCTTTATCTAACTCTTTAGCACTATTAAGATTTATTCGGGTACGATTTAATAGTTTTGGTACGTTTTTTAAATTATCTCTCTCAGCTAACTGCGAGGCTCTTAAGAACCCAGTTGCCCATAGATCCACTTTAGCACCCAACTGTAGCAAATGTTTCTCACGAGGCAACCCTTTTCCCATACGTATAACAACGTCATGACTGTCAATAAATTCTCCTTTGTTGTAGTTTAGAATCTCTACTGAGTTTCCTACTAAGATAACGTTTTTATTTTCTAGTAATCCTAGTACTAATTCTGCAGTAGCCATTCTAAATCCCTGATTGCTTGTTTGTCTGATTGAACATCTTTATAGTTCGTCTTGTGTTGTAGTGTCATCTCGGGTACCTCAAGATCTGTGTACTCCGCCATTCTTACTAAGTATTTGACAATATCTGCGACTTCTTGATGTGTTACGGAAGGAACGTCTACATTCTCTAATAGACCGAGATTGATTGTAGTTATTCTGCAGCACTTGTCACTATTGTAAGTGAGGTTATTGGAGAGGTGGTTGAGAGAAGCTTTTTGAGAGGCATACATATACCCTTGTGAGATATTTGGTTCTGCGGCTCTACTAGATATATTGATTATATACTTATTACTATCTTTTTTCCAAGCCTCGTAAGCTTGTAATAATAGTTTTGTTTGATCAAAACCTAGGTGAGCACAGTTGATAAACACATCGTTTTCTTCCCACACCCACTCACAGTCCATGATGTCCTCAATACGAACGTGCCTAATAGGACAATCCTGTAAAGCACCCGCTATGGCTGCTGCTAGTCCTGATGCGCCTGTAATTGCTACTCTCATATCTTAAATATCTCACTTATTACTTGACCACATGCCTTAGCTAGGTCAATATGTTCTAGTTGTGTCCCATTAGCAGATCGTAATTCAATGTAATGAATCCATGATCTTAAAGTACCGTTTACATAAAGACGACTCATTGTATTACCTTCTGGAAGTACTGCTCTTGCTTGTTCCTTTGCAATACCATTTTCAACAGCCCAGTTATATGCATCTTTAGCAGTTTGTATAACTTCTCTCTGTCGTCTGTGCCATTCGATATGTAGACCATCATTGTCTGACTTTATGCTGTTTTGTCTATTCTTAGGGTCTTGTAATCTAGCCTCGCGAGTCATAAAGTCCAAGTCATTAGTTGGGTCAGCATAGCGCTGACTAAACTCTTGGAAGCTAAAGCTACGATGACGTAAGAACTGACGAGCAATGTCTCTTGTTGTTTCTATCTCCATACATACACTGACCATCTCTAGTGGGCTCCAATGCTTGTGTTTAATCAGATATTTGACAAGTTTTTCATTTGTTTCTTTATTCATCTGGTTAGATGGGTTACTCACTCTAGCGCAATAAGCTACTAAATCTAATAAATCTAGTGGTATACCACTGAAAGGTGGAGCTTGGCTGTAACTAATTAGTTTTGTTTTCATATGTTTGTATAATCTCGAATGATTCTTTTCCAAATAGTGTCCCATCTACGGAACACCCGTTACACGGAGACATGCTTCTATCTCCTTTTGCTAATTTACGTCTAATTTTTCTCATAGGTTTACCAAACCAAACGTTCATTAAATTGTCGTTTAGTAGATTTCCTACTATATGTTCTCTACCCCAGTCGTTGGAGCAAAAGAGAACGTCTCCATTCCAATCTACAAACATTTTGTAGAACGGATAATGACACGGCTTTCCTTTTAAAGACTGTATATCACTTTCGTCTATACCTAGCCAGTCTATTGTCCCACTCCTATTATTAAGAATGAGTCCATGATCTTTCATACTCCAGTGCATTCGGTACTTGTACCTGTTTCCTGGAATATCCTTCATAACTTTATCGAATGTGTACGTCTGATGCGCACCGTCATACAGGTTAATGTATAGCAAGGATAAACCATTCTCAAAAAGGTCACTTGCATACTCAGGCGTTAATCTATCCCCATTAGTATTGCACTCGATTATGTTGGAATGAAGATGTGTTCTAAAACTTTTAACTACTTCTCGAAACTGCGGATTGAGTAAATTTTCTCCAAAACCGCTAAGAGAGATCTTCCCACGATAGTCATTACGTGCAAGTTCTTCGGCAATTCTTGCTGCTCCTTTCGGAGTCATATGCAAGTTTCTGTTCCCAAAAACTTCAGGGTCATGTCTCGGGCAAAACACACAAGTTCGATTACAAAGTTCGGTAGTATTTACTTCGACTGTAAGTATCGAATTTATTGGGTTAAGCTCCTCGTTAGAAAGCCTCTTATGATGGTCTGCTTCTTGTTGTTTTCTATGTGCTAGGAAACTATGTTGGTCTTCTTGCTTCTTCAAGGACAGTCCTCCATTCATCTGCATAAGGTACATCTTCATACCCCTTCAACCACGGCCCACCATCTGTAAAGTGAACTGCCTTAGGTTGATGAATATCGTAATACCCTATCATATTGTTATAAGTTGCGGGCAGGCTTCCAATCTCACCTGTCCATTTGAAACCATGCAAATCACCCGCTGGGGCTTCGTTTACATAGTCTGCGTCTATCTCCATTTCATCACAGTTGATGTACATTAGAGATGACCAGTATTTAAAAGGATACGGACGATTTACTTTACCATCCATCTTTATCCCTTTTTTAGTAATAAGTTCGGGGTGCTTTACGACATGAACGTTAATGTTCTCGTCTTGGTACTGCTCTAGCTCTGCTGGGTCTGACCTCCATAAGAAGTCTCCATCACAAAACAGGGCATACCCTGTAAAATCCTGTAAGTAAGGTACTAAAAAACGAGTAAAGGCAAAGTCTGTTGCTTCGCCTTGGTACTCGCGAGTATACACACCAGAGTCCTGTAGAACTCTTTTTCTTAAAGGACGTATCACGTGCAATTTAGAGAATCTTTCGATACTCGCCTTGCACGCTTCATACATCTCTGGGTGTGCTTCTTCATACCCAATGTAAATATCCATTAGGTACTGCTGTTGTTTACTATTTCTGGAGTGAATCCCTTGTCTTCTTTGCTAAGCTCTTCCCCAAGTTGGTTAATGTAAGCCTGTCTTCCTGTAGTTAAGATTGCAATTTCTGTCTGCTTCTGCTGACATGCTAGGTCCGCTACTTGAATATGGTTTACTATAGACCTGTGGTCTTCGCTTAACTGGTCAATTACGTACTCAGTTCCATCAATAGTGATTGTTTGAATTTCTTCGCTCATTTGAATATATCCTGCCAATTTCCTTGTGTACTAGCCTTAGCATACTCAGTAGCACGGTTTTCAAAAAAGTTGGTATGCTCAACTGCGTTGACTTGCATGTCAATCCAAGGCAAGGGGTTTTCGGTACTATGAAAAATCTTCTTCATACCTATTCCTAGTAGCCTTCTGTCTGCAATATATCTAATATATTCCTTGACTTCTTTTGCAGTTAAATCAGGGATATCGGCTTTATCAAAGCAAATATCAATAAAGTTATCTTCTAACTCTACTGTTTTTTCAGCGGCACAATATATTTCGTATTTCAACTTATCAGTCCACAACTCAGGGTTTTCCTGCATGAAAGTTCTGAATAGTTTTGACAAACCTTCGACATGCAAGGATTCATCACGAATACTCCATGTAACAATTTGTCCCATTCCTTTCATTAAGTTATGTCTTGGGTAGTTGAGAAGAATCGCAAAGCTACTAAATAACTGTACTCCTTCTGTAAATGCGCTATATACCGCCATTGTTTTCGCCATGTCATGTGGAGTATTCATGTTAAAGTCTTGTAAGTACTCATGTTTCTCCATCATAGCGTGTATATTGAAAAACTCTTGGTACATCTCTTCTGATTTACCTAAAGTATCTAGTAGTAAGGAGTATGCTTCCTGATGGACTGCCTCCATAGCTGCATAAGCAACTAGCATCATTCTTACTTCTGGTTGTTTAAATGTAGGTAAATAGTGCGTAGCATAACCTCCGCACACGTCTACATCTGCCTGAGTGAAAAACTTAAAAATATTATCTAGTAACATTCTCTCACCTTCACTTAATTTTTCTTTATAATCTTTAATATCATCTTGTAGTGGTACTTCTTCGGGAAGCCAATGCATTTGTTGTTGTTTTTTATAATTCTCAAATGCCCACGGATATTTAAAGGGTTTATAGTATTCTCTTTCTTCTAATAAACTCATCTATCCCTCACAACTCAGACATTCTTCTGCTTCAAAAATGATTTCTCTTTTTGCCTGTGTAGAAGCGTTGTCTGCTCTTGAAATGGCTTCACTACGTAAATAATAAAGCGTTTTTAAATTTTTTGCCCATGCTAACATATGAGCGCTGTGTAAATCACCTTTGTTTACATCAGGTGGGAAGAATAGGTTTAACGACTGACTCTGACAGATATATTCCTGTCTAGCCGCCGCATGCTCTATAATCCATGCCTGATTTATCTCTACAGCAGTCTTGAAAACATCTCTTTCGTCCTGTGTCAAGAAGTCTAGGTGTTGTACACTACCTCTTTGCATGACGATGCTTTTCCAAACGTCGTCATTATTTTGTCCATGCCCTTCCAAAACTGTAGTTAAGAACTTATTCTTCAATAGGTTACTACCTGATTTTGTCTTTTGTGTAAAAGCGTTAGCTCTAAAAGGCTCAATACTTGGACTTGTATTTCCACAAATAATACTAGAAGAAGCGTTCGGTGCGATTGCAAGAAGATGCGCGTTCCTTACAGAACAAGTGTCATCGTCAGGGCAAGCCCCTTTATCTACTGCTAGTTTCTTAGTGGTTTCTAATGCATCATGCTTGAGTTTCTCAAACATCTGCAAGTTGGCTGATGTCGCTTGCATACTCTCGAAAGGTATGCTGTTCTTTTGCAAATACGCATGAAATCCCATAGCTCCTAGACCAATGCTTCTTTCGCGCATAGCACTAAATTTAGCTCTATGTAGTTGGTCAGGTGCTCTAGCAATAAAGTCATCTAAAACATTGTCTAACATTCTTACTAGGTCTGGGATAAATGCTGGGTGCTTCTTCCATTCATCATATTTTTCTAAATTAACTGATGATAAGCAACATACAGCTGTTCTTTCTTCGTTTGTGGCTAATGTAATCTCACTACACAAGTTACTATGGTGTACTTCTAGCCCTTTCCTCTTTTGGAACTCAGGTAGACCCTGCTGTACGGCATCTTCAAACATTAAGTACGGCTCGCCTGTTTCCATTCTATTTTGCAATAGTTTGACCCAGAGCGCTCTTGCACTTACTGATTTCTTTACTTGTCTGCTGTGAGGATCGATAAGATCCCAGCTATCGTCAAAATCAGGATACTTTGTGGCAGCGTGTATGAGTTCCATAAAGCTATCAGGAACCACGACCCCATGATGTAAATTGATAGACTTACGATTAGTATCACCACCAGTGGGTTTTCTAACATCTAAAAATTCCTCAATTTCGGGGTGACTCATATGTAGATAAGCTGCATAACTACCCCTTCGAGTTAT